GAACGAACTAGTGGAGATAACGGTCACAAGGATCTATGAGAAGAATGTTGAGGCTTGGCTAGGCGGGAAACGCCGGTCATTGAATGAGGGTGGAACTGCCTCGAGTAAAACCTGGTCTATCTTACAGCTACTCGTCCTTATAGCACAGAACGCCAAAGCACCCCTGTTGATATCGGTGGTGAGCGAAAGCCTTCCACATTTGAAGCGAGGGGCGATAAGAGACTTCTTCAAGATACTCGATGAGGAGCCTAAGAGTTGCCCGCGCTATAACATGACCGAGCAGACTTACAACTTCGGCAAGGGGATTATAGAGTTCTTCGGCGCCGATGAAGCAGATAAAGTACGCGGCCCGCGACGTGATATTCTATTTATTAATGAAGGTAATAACGTGCCCTGGGAAACGGCTCGAGGACTGGATATACGCACTATCAAATTCACTTTCATGGACTGGAATCCGGTCAGCGAATTCTGGGCGCATGAGTACTGGATAGGCAGCCAGGAGAATGAGTATATTCATTCGACGTATCTGGATGCCGTTGATGTCTTGCCTCAGGAAGTGGTAGCCAATATCGAGTCTAACAAAGATAAGGATCCGAACTGGTGGAATGTTTACGGGTTAGGCTTGGTGGGTAAAATTGAAGGCCTAGTATATCCTTTCTTTAATCAAATAGATTCTCTCCCTAGCCAGGGCGACGTAGTATATGGTCTTGATTTTGGTTATTCTAGCGATCCTACAGCGTTAACCAGAAATACGGTATTCAGGGATGCGGAGACTATGTATAGCGAAGAGCTAATATATGAAACAGGGTTAACTAACGCTCAGATAGCAAGGTTAATGGAAGAGAAAGGTGTGGCCAAGCACAGCGATTTGATTATTGCTGATTCTGCTGAGCCAAAATCGATCAAGGAGATCTCTGAATATGGTTTTAATATCGTGGCCTGTGTTAAAGGAGCTGATAGTGTAGAGTTTGGCCATCAAAAGATACGACAGTATAAGCAGTTTTGGACTAAGGATAGCCTGAATTGCATCAAGGAGCAGAGAAACTTCAGATATATACCAGATAAAAATGGCAACCTCACGGAGAAAACCGTCCATAGATTCTCTCATGGTATGGATTCAAGACGCTATGCAATATTAGGCGCTTTAAGTGGTAAGCCATTTATGGTAGGATAGTAGATGATGAAAGCGACATTCGAGGGGATAGTTCATCTTGTCAAGGGAATCACACCGTCTATAGTGCTTATCCTGATCACCTTTTGCATAGTGTTTTGTGTTATTCGAGGTATCGAGATTCCAGATTGGTTTAAGGTGATGCTGGGAACGGGGGCAGGTGGAGGCGCCACGGGATATGCAATACTAAAGAAGAGCGATAAACGGAGGCAAATATGAGCGCGTTAGATAATTTGCGGGCCAGGATAGCCTTATCATTACTACCGAGAAAAGCTGATGGAGATAGAATCAATCCGTTCAGCGTTATTTCAACGCATCCTGCTAACATACCGATATATACGGATATGACCGTTCGCAAGGCTACCAGGGAAGGGTACAAGATCAGCGCCTATGTGTTCAGGGCAGTGCGGACTATTGTGCAGGCTGCCTCAGCTATACCCTGGGTTGTGCTGGATAAAGAGGGTGAGCCTATAGAGAATCATCCTCTTGCTAAGGTGATGCGGAATCCCAATCCAGAGTTCTCAGGTCAGGATATGATGGAATTACTGATAGCTCATTCTGAGCTGGTAGGTAATGCTCTCTGGATGCCTATAATCATTGGCAATCAGGTTAAGGAATTCTGGCCTGTGATGCCAGACCTGGTTAAACCTGTCCCATCCAATGTGCCCGGGGAATGGTTGAAAGGCTGGGAAGTAACTGGCCAAGGCGGAACTCAAAAGATACTACCGCCCGATCAGTTTATCCATTTCATGCAGATGAATCCCGGCGATCTTTATTGGGGAACGGGACCCCTTATGGCTGCTGCCAGAACTGTTGATACTGATAATGAGGCGCAGGATACGCAGAAGATATCCATGCAAAACCGAGCTACACCGGATGGAGTATTTACGCATGAGACCGTGCTAACTCCTGAACAATTCGAAGAGGCTCGCCGGCAGATACGAGAGAACTTCTTATCCAAAACTAAGAAACGTGAGCCGTGGGTATTGGGTGCCGGAGCTAAATGGAATCAGATGAGCATGACACCTGTTGAGATGGACTTCATAGCCTCTCGGTTGCATAACAAACGGGATATAGCTGGAGCTTTCGGTATCAGTCCTATATTCCTGGGAGACCTCGAGCAATCCAGTTACAACAACATGATGGAGGCGCGCAAGGCTCTCTATGAGGATGTCGTGATACCTCTATTAGATGATGTGAAATCTACTCTTAACCTCAAGGTAGCTCCAATGTACGGGGATATTATTATCTCTTATGACACTTCTAAAGTAGCTGCACTCAGGGAGGATTTCACTAAGAAGGTGGAGCAGGCTAAGAATCTATGGGGTATGGGAGTTCCGTTCGACCAGATAAACGAAAGGCTGGAGATGGGCTTTGATAAATTCCCAGGCTGGGACACAGGATATTTGCCTGTGACTCTATTGCCTACCGGAACATCAGCTCCAGAGAAAGAGCCCAAAGGTAAAGCGGCCAAGAACCTCCAGACGGAAGAGCAGAAGGCAGCTCACTGGAAGCGCATAGACCGGAGACGTGTCGTTTATTGGGGCTTGGTGAGCAAGAAGGTATCACCGCTTTATGAGGCAGAGGGGAAGGCGGTTGAGAAGGCGTTGAAAGGCAAAGCGCCCAATAAGTTAATATCGGCAGCCGGTAAAGCAATAGAAAACCTGGCCCCTGAATGGGAGAAAGTGATGACAGCGATATTGGCTTCCCTGATTGCTGACTTCGGGAATGAGATAGCCGATGACTTAGGATCTGAGAAATCAGATAAGCCCACTGAACTGAAATGGACATTTGATGTAATGAGCGCGGCAGCCAGAGCTTGGATAATTAAAAACGGAGCTGAGAGTATCACTACCATTCTGGCCACTAATCTTGATGATGTGAAGCGGGTTATCCTGGCTGGTGTCATTGAGAACCTCAGCAATCCGCAGATAGCTGCGAATGTGAAGCAATTTTATATTGACAGGAGCCCTTACAAGGCAATGCGTGTGGCCAGAACAGAAACATCTCATGCAGCTGGATTCGGACAGAGAGAAGCCGCTCGGCAATCAGGCGTGGTGGAAACGCATACCTGGATCACAAGCAGGGATGACAGGGTTCGTGATTCCCATGTTGCCATGGATGGCGAGAAGGCAGATTTTGATAAAGCCTATTCTGACGGCTCAATGTACCCTGGCGAATTAGACATAATGTGTCGATGCGTAGAAGCATTCGGGACGAGGAGTTAATATGAATGGCCATGACAACGATTATATGTTCAGGGCAATGGTTTCCGAGGCGATGGAGGAGGTGGCTCATAAGGGTTGGAGGGAAGCAGACCAGAACGCTGTCACTCTTGCTAGTTTCGGTTTATTGAATAAGGCGATCAGTAACAGGATGCACACCATCACTCGGCCATTCTGGTGGGCGGCTGGTTCTATTGGCGCCGCTGTCATCACGTATGTTATAACCACCATCATGAGCAGTTGACAGAACCCAAGGAGTTTGTTATAACTAAAATAGAGAACAGGGGGTTAATCATGGAAAGGAAAACAGTCAAGTTTTCGGTTAAACAGGTTGATGAAGAGGCAGGTATCATAGAAGGCTACGGATCCACCTTCAGCAAAGTCCCAGACAGTTACGGTGATATTGTGGATGAAGGGGCTTTTACAAAGACAATCAAGGAAAACTCTGGTAATATCGTAAGTTTATTTAACCATTCTGTTAATGACCCCATAGGGAAGCCAGAATTATCCGTCGACACGAAGGGGTTACTTGCCAGGATAAAGATTGTCAGAGGCGTACGGAAAGCTGATGAAGTATTACTTCTGGCTAAGGCTGGTGTTATTACTCAGATGTCCATTGGCTATAATGCCATAAAGGAATCCTGGGAGAAGGGCATACGGCATTTGCAGGAAGTGAAATTATACGATGTCAGCCCAGTTATTTTCGCTGCTAATCCTGAAGCTGTCATTTTGGGCGTCAAACAAACCGAGATGAAACCATATCCGCACGAGCACGCCTGTCGGCTGCGAGATCCCAATGATTTCGAGAAGGATAGCTTTCGGAGAACTACTAGGACATCAGGCAGCAAGAAATACTCCATTATCATGGGCAAGCTCGACGGAGAGGACACCATGACTGAGCAAGCGTATCGTTACGACAGAGAGGTATGGGATGAAGCTGATGCTAAGGCTCATTGCAAAGACCATGATGGAACATTTGAGGCTGCCAAGGAAGATGAATTTAATTGTGAATGTATAGAGTGTGGGCATAAGCTCAAGTCTACGAAGCACTGCAATAGTATTAAGTGTCCCAAGTGTGGGGGTAAGATGAGAAGAGCAGAGAGGCCGGGACCAGGGAAGTCCGAAGAAGATAAATCTGGGCGTGTCTTGAGCGCCACTAATCTTGAGAAGGTTAAAATGGCATTTGATTCTCTCCAAGCACTTCTGGATTCACTCTCAGAAGAAAGTGAGCCGGAAAAGTCCACTCATCTCTCTGAGGCTGAGAAAGAAGCCGCGGGACTGGAGAGCATAGTAAGCACACTCAGGGCAGAAAACGAAGGCATTGATGTAAAGCAAGCTGAAAAGCGTATCAATGCTATACTTGAGAAACTAAAATCTAACACGGAGGTAAACTAAATGGAAAATAAGGAAATGACAGACCTAATCCAAAGTGCAGTAGATGAACTGCACAAAGCTGTAGAACGCCAGGATGAGGAAATCAAGAAGTTCGGCGAACCTATGGCGGAGACCAAGGCAACCATCGACAAGCTCAACGAGCGTATCGATGAGCTGGAAGT